CCAATTAGTATACTTCGCTTGCCTTCAAAAATTTCTTGAGTTGATTTTGGAATAAAATTTCCGTGATATGGATTGAAAAATACAAAATCAAATTGGGGAACATAATTAGGGTGTTTCATAAATTACTAAGCTCTATCGTAGTAAGTATAGTTTCTTCTTACGTAGTATGTGATTTCGATTGCATAATCCTCAGATCCCCAACAGATAAACTGACAACGGTGAGCGTCTCTACCTGTGTTGTTTGAAGAATATGAAATCCAATGTCTAGCTGCCCAACCGTACATTCTTGGGGTGCTTTCGTTATTGCTATTATTGGAAAAACCTCTGTTTGAAGATCCACTAATGGTTAGTCTATTAGCTTCTCCCCAGTCGAAGTTACCTCCATGGTTTCCAGAATCTAAGAACAGTCCAACATAGTTGTCTAAATTTGCACCAGGACTGCTCATACTGTCACCAAAAATAGCTCTAAGAGTTACGTTTCTTGTGCTAAGAATATCATAAACTTGTCTTGATGGTCTACTAAGACAGTATGCACCTTGGTTCCATGGACTCATATTACCAGAATCAGTGCCACCATAGTCATAACTAATAACATTATTGCTACTATTATATAAATTATAACACTTCATAACATCCCAACCAGGATCGTTCTTTACAAGATCCCAGATGTGAGTTTTACCAGAAATATATTGACCACCTTCTTTTCTTGGAATTAGAGTGCTGTCATAATAATTAGAGGAATTCCAAATACCATATTGTTGAGCAGCTTGGGTTCCACCGCCGCTCTCACCATTGATAGTAATACTTCCGTTAGCTCTTGGTCCACCATAGTTCTGGTATATTGCCATCCAACCATGTCTTTGACCTGCAGGTCCACCTCCACCATTATTTTCAAAGTTACACCAAACTTGATACGCTGTTGATGTACCTGGCAATTTGATCCACTTCAGTGCATTTTGTAGAGCAACTGTTTTGTCTGGACGATTATCCCAAATCCACTGAGCGTCTGGTGCTGCTTTTGCTGCAGTGGAACCATCTAGATCACTGGCACCACCAATCGATACCCAATCATTACCATCGTACAACTCAAAGGAAGAGCTATCAGTATTGTAAACTGTTAATCCGCTTTGGGAAGATGGTCTGGTTGCAGTAGTTACTAGAGGAAACTTAAATCCTGTAGTGGCATTTACAACGCCAGCATTAAGGTCAGACATGTTTATAGATCAGTTTTGCCTAAGAGTTATTTATCAACCCCAAACACTCTTGGTTCCCTTTCTCTTCAGAAGAGCCCAGTTATAGGGTAAGAAGTATCCGTTTGATGCACTGCAGTTCTCTGCTCTCCATCTGTAATATCTATATCCATCTGGATCTCCCGCGTAGTTCTGCATCGGATGCCACTTAGCCATGTTGTTAATGGTATTATCATATCTGTGAGTTCCAGAGTTGTAGTATAAGTGTCCTCCAGAATCAGCACCTCCATTGTGGTATCTCCATTCTGTAATCGTATTCCAAGTAGATCCGTCATTAGATCCATCAATGAAGTTTTGATTGCCCCAGTGACTTCCATTTGCATAACCAATACCAAAAGTCCAATCAAATCTCACCTTTGTGCCAAAGTCAACTTGAATAAAGCAGTTGTTACCATTCAACTGAATTCCTCTATTTGGCCAACCGTTGCTGGTAGTATGACTACTTGCAGAGAATACATTGGTCACTGCTCCCCAACCAGAGGAGTATGATCCACCATAAGCAGTTGGGAATGTCTGAGCATTACCAAGTGGACCGCTTGGAGTTAAGTAATTGACATAATCATCAGCAGTGCCGTATAGATCATTGTCAGTGTCAATGTAAATGAGTAAAGTATCTCCAGTGTTTCCTCCTCCAGATCCAGAGAAATACGTATATGCATAGTTTAACCAACCACCATAGTTACTTGGGGAGTCAATCTGACCCCAAACCATACCTGTACTCCAAACAGTTCCAGGATATCCTAGGGTTGAAATATCATAACTTTCACCACCACCATTATTATGCTGGAAGTTCATTTGTTGGTTTACTCTTGAACAAGAACCAAGTGCGGGGTAAACGTTATAAGTGCTATTGGTATTAGAATAATTTGACCATTGGGAATATGGATTGCATAAAGTATTCAACCATCTTTCTGTTTCTGGACCTCTTCGGAATACCCATTGACTTTGGGGTCGATTCTTACTAGTAAAGATGGCTTTGTTCCAGTTCTCAGGCCAATCCGCAACTGGAACAAACGTAATTGCATTTGTTGTAGTAGTGTTAATACTGCTAAGAGTTCTTTGTATAGGACTTTGCACTCCGTTTGGAGCTCCATTTGTTTGAGTTCCTGCACCAGTCCAAATCAAATATCTGTGTTGTTGAGTATCGTTGACACTGCCGTCAGTATTTTTCCACTCAGTTCCATCATAATATTCCATCAATGCAGTGTCACTGTTAAATCGCATTGCTCCTGCTTTAGGAGAAGATGGTCTAGTTCCAGTTCCACCAGTGGGTAAGACTAAAGAATGAGTGGAGTTAGATAAATCTAAACTTGCTCCTTCAGTTCCAATATAACCAGTGGAAGCTAAGTTGCTAATAGTATCAACTTTGAGTGTTCCTGCCATTCTTAGAGTCCGTATCTGAATTTGGTAGCGTTAAAGTTTCTCTTCACCTCTTCTGCGGTGAGAACATTTGAATAAAGTCTTATCACAGCTGCTTTACCGTTGAAAGCATATGAGGTAGCATTACCTCCAAAGTTTCCTTGAAAGGAAGAACTAAAAGTGACTGTGCTGTTTTCGGAAACTAAGTTTCCATTTCTATATAGACGAGCAGTCATAGTCTTCTCATCAAAAGTTCCGACAATATGATGCCAGTTACCATCAGTTAAATTGAGTGAAGTGTCACTAGCTTTTATGAACGGTCTATCTCCACTAGTATCTACAAATCTGTAAAAGAAAAACCCTGATGATGCAGGAAAATATGCAAATCCAGAATCGGGATCTGCACTGCAAGTGGTATCAGTTCCAAAAATTTCTAGATTTTTATTAGTTCCTACCTGCTTGATAATCATCTCCATAGTAACACTCATGGAGTTCATTCCAGCGTTCCATTGGGAATCCCCATTCTGTTCGTATGTACTATCTCCTCCATAGGTTCCAGATATACCACCAGTGGAATAATCAGGTAAATCAATATAATCATTGGAACCATTAAAGTTCCAGTGACCATAGTTTTCTGGCATCCACTCTACACCATTAATGGCACGAACCCCACCTTGAACATAATTGCATTCTTCACTCTTTAGTTCATCTTGGAGTGGGTTGAATAATCTAACGTTGGACATGTAAATGTTACCACCACTGTTTCTTCTAAAGTATAATTTACTGTTTCCAGTTGTGGTATAAGTAATAGTTCTTCTAATTTTCTGTACTTCTGTTCCTACAGTAAAAGTTTCGTTAAATGCATTGTCATTAATTCCATCATTATCAAGAACTAACTGTGTACCATCGCCAGTCGCCCAAACATCAAACTCTAGCAAATACGTTTGAGCTTGATTGATGTTTGTTTCAAAATATCCAACCCAACTGGTATAATTGTTATAGATATGAACTCCGTAATTATCTAATCGCGAAGAATATGATGATCCAACACTATAAAAAGTCCATCCTGGAAGTTTAAACAAATTTTCTTTTGTGAAGGATTCTGGACTTGCTGCATCAAGATTAAGTCTCAACCCTTCAGTCACATAATCTCTACTTCCATCAACACCTCTCCATGACCAACCATTAAAGTATTGAAGTTTGTTATAGTCGGTATTGAAATACAAAGCTCCACGCTTCAACCCTGTAGCTTCCGTGGTTGGTCTTTGGTCTGTAGTTCCCCTAGGTAGACGCATATCCCCTTGGTTAGAAGAGAGATCTAAATGCTCTGCCCCACCAAAGACGATAAGACTGTTATCACTATCTAATGTATCTACCTTAATTTTAGACATAGGTCTATAAAGTTACGTTTGACAAGGTTTCTTCGTGTCCCATTTCACCTCGGAAAAAGATGTTAAACGCTACGGAATACCTGACTTCATCAGAGGTATTTATAGGTACATCGTGGTCCAAATCACTAGGGAACAGAACAACATCACCTTGCTGTGGTTTATATTCCATGCTCACCGAGCTATAAACATTCTTATATCGAATCTTTGGTAGGATTGTTGGTCTGTGTGGGGAGTAAAATCTAATCTCTGTGTATTCAATATTTTGTGGATAATATACGCCTGACAAAATACTGTTAGGGTGATAATGTCTATGCACACTACCTCCCTTTGGGGTTGCGGTTCCCCACATTAATGATATTTCTGGATTTGCACCTTCATAAGAAAATACATCCTCACATACATGATTGACAAATTTTAAGATCTCATCACTCAACTCTTTATATTTTGGATCTTTATATAAGTATGGTTGAGTCTTATTGAATGGATCTTCATCATGCCAGTTACCTTCCCTTTTAAATTCTTTGGCAATTCTTTTGGTTATCTTTTCATGGTCTAGATCTAGTTTTCCAACTGTAGTTGTTCTTGGGAACAACGGCATCACATTAAGAATTTGCATATTACAAAAGGAAGTCAGGGAAATGATACATGATATCTGCAGGGTCTTCAAATTCAGGAAAGACGTAATCTGAGATATTTCTTAATCTATTTTTCTTTTCTCTAATTTCTTGCTGCCACTCAACATTTCCTTCTTCAAGAGCTTTGAAGAATTCAACGTCAAGTTCTTTTAGTTTGTCAATTCGACGACGCTTATACTCTTCAATCTGTTGGGACTGAAACTTGTCGATATTATGTTGATCACGTTCCATTATTTTAAATTGAATGAGAAAATAATTCTATCAGAATCAGAACTATTTGTTGGTGAATAGTGTTGAACTATGCTTGGGAAGAAAATGATATCTCCCTCTTCTACTTCTGGTTGGTAATACTGAGTGTTACCAAAAAGAAAATCGTTGAATGGTGAGATGAATGTTGTTGGTAAGTGGACATCCTTATCAAATTTTACATAACATATAGAACTAAATCCAACAGCACCGTGGTTGTGTATGCCATGAAGCATGTTCTCTTCTTGCTTTTGAAACCAAGCTGAGGATACTCCAATTTGATCGCTTGGTTTACTGTAGTGCTCTGAGACTTCTCCCAGAAACCTTACAATATAAGGGTCCATGCAATTCAGAGACTTGATGGTGTACTCTGGAATTCTTGGTTCTTTAACGCACTTAAAAAAATCTGTATGTAACTGCCCACCAGTAGTTCGTGTATTATTTACTGTTTCTGATAGGGAGTTTTTAAATTGCTCTAATAGTGTTGCTTTCACTTCAGTCCAATTTTCAATCTTGTATTTGAAAATTGGAATATCAAACATAGAAATCATTACCTAGTCCAAATAGATGTTTGTCCCGTTTGGTTTACCGAACCTTGAGGTCTGTACCAACCTCTATAATTATATGTCCTATGACCATTATACACGTCTGGTCCAGCATACCAACCATCACCAGTGTTTCTTGGTTCAGATCCAGTGTGTACTGATGGGAAGAATGGTCCACCGTTACCGTTCCATCCTCTCACACCTGATCCATCAACGCAACCATATCCAGTTGGATAGGAATCTGACCAAGTTGCACCAATAGATCTAGTGAAAGTATATCTACTCCAAGTTCCACTATCTCCCTTCAATCCAGTCACAGTTACAGTAGATGTTGCATATCCATCAGCATTGTATTGGTTGTGGTTTGCAGCATCAAACTGAGTCGGAGATGGAATATTAAACCTATAGATGTAAGAATAAGTATCACATCCACCAGTAGAAGGATTGCTTCCTGCAGCCATGATCCACTGAGTTGATGCTTTAGTCAATTGAACTGCAGTTTTCTGTTCTCCCATTGGAGGAACAAGACCATTAGTGCTAGCTCTTGATGTTGGATTATAGTTATAAGATTCGTCGTTGCAGTTTAAATTTGGAAGTGCATAGTTATTACCACTAGTTCCAGTGGTGCTTACATATCCATATGCAAGCATCATCCAACCACCACCGTCATAAGACATGTCACAGTAAACTCTTACTGGAACCTGCATGGT